GTTAATCACCAATGCTGTAAACATGCCGCAATGGGAAATAAATAGAAATTCACCTGATTATTATTTCGTTTTGCGTAAAGAGGAACTTTTAGAAAAGTTTAAGAATATACAGAAATTAACTACAACGAAGTTGACGCAATGGATGAAAATGTGGTGTCAAGTCAATCAGGTTGAGGCCAATTTAAGCTACAAAAAGAGTTACGAGATTGGCCGGTTTTATCGCATCGTGGACTGGAAAAAACAGGCACAGGCGAAAAGCCAAAGTTGGAAAGATGGGAATGGTGAGGCAGATATGCTTGAAGATGCCCCATTTTAGTTCCCACTTATTCATGCATTCCATGTTTATGAACCCCGTTTCCGGTTCCGTTTCCGATACGCAGCATGCTGAGCGTCAATACCTTACCCACTTTCCCACTTTATTCTAATTAGTAATATAAAAAAAGATATATATAATATATACACACACATATATATAGAGTATAGGAGACGGAAACCGGAAAGTGGGAAATGAAGTAAAACCAAAAGAAAATTGCAATGTCAGAACGCTATCACCTGCAAATTCTGGACGTCCAACCGAAGGGGGTAAAAGTCCACGGGCCGCTAACGCCAACCCTTGCGGTCGAATGCCTGCAAAGGCTGCTGAGCGAGCAACCGCTAGGCCGGGTAGGCGAAACGGGGCGCGTCTACATCGTCGACCTCGACACCGGTGAAATCAAAAAACCAACCTTAAAAGTGCAGATATGATTTTCAACACGGATTACAACCAACAGGCCGCCTTGGAACTGGTTGCACAATGCACCGGCCTTAAACCTGCCGACATCATCGGCAAAGGAAGGTATCATGACCACGTTTTAGCCCGTCAGTGCCTTGCGACAGTGTACCGCAACCACATGCATATCCCTCTGACGCGAATAGGGGCGATTCTAGGCCCTAAAGGGTGCCCACGTGACCATACTACCGTCATACACTCCATTAGGCGATTCTCCGACCTCCTAGACGTCAGAGACGAGAAAGCAACCGAACTGTGGGACATGGTCATCAGCCGACTTGACAGCGTGGTCGATTCCGGGTGCCGGGTCATGGTCCGTGCACAGAACAAAGACTTGCAGAAACTTTTGACAATGCTTGAAAAAGCCGGGTTCTATTACGAGACGGTTTAGGTGTAACTTTGGGGTATGCCAGGAGGAAGACCAAGACTGTTCAGCACACCGGAGGAAATGCAGGCTAAAGTGGACGAGTACTTTGCCACTGAGTCGCAGCCGACCATGACCGGAATGATTCTTTTTTTAGGTTTTGTAGATAGACGAAGTGCATGCGATTATGAGCAAAGAAACGATGAATTTTCTCCCATAATAAAAAACGCTAGGGCGAGAATTGAACGTCTCTACGAATCGATCATCTTGTATCGCAAGGAAGGCCAGGTCACCGGCCCGATTTTCGCGCTCAAACAGTTCGGATGGACCGACAAGACAGAGCAGGTCATGACCTTCACCAACAAACCAAGCGTAAAATTTGAGTTCACAGACGGAGATAGCGGTGAGGATAGGCCGACCCGCACGGGAGACGCTGAAGGCACTGAGAGGCCCTAAACGATACATCTGCCATGAAGGTGGGGCGCGGAGCGGCAAGACTTACGGCATCATGCAGTCCCTGCTGTGGTATGCGTCGAATTATGAGCGGCAGAAAATATCGGTAGTCAGTCACAGCCTTCCGCATCTTAAGCGGGGGGCCATGCGTGATTTCTTTGACATCTTGGAGACGTGGGGTTGGTATGATGAGTCAGAGCATAACAAGACCGACAACATCTACACACTAAAGCTGACGGGGACTTACGTGGAGTTCTTTGGACTGGAGGACCACGACAGGGCTAAGGGGCCGGGGCGCGACATCTTGTTTTGCAACGAAGCTAACCTGTTGTCGAAGGCTCTGTTCGATCAACTTGACATGCGGACGCGACGGAAGGTTATCACGGATTTGAACCCGTCAGACTTTGACATTTGGTGTTACCATCTCGCTGACAGTGACGATGCGGCAAAAATTCATAGCACCTACAAAGACAACCCGTTCCTGCCCGAACCGCAACGCCGGGTTATTGAAGGGTATCAGCAGGCAGACGAGATGATGTGGAAGGTATACGGCCTTGGCGAGCGCGGCGCGTCACAGGAGCAGATATACACCCACTGGCGCATCGTGTCGGACGTTCCGCAGGGCGAAGTCTGTTATGGCCTTGACTTCGGATTCCGCAACCCGACCGCATTGGTCAGGGTGACCATCGCGGATGGCTGTATCTTCGTGCATGAACTCATGTATCAATCGGGTGTGAATACCGGGCAGTTGCTCGACATCATTCCCGATCTGATACCTGACCGCTACGCCGACATCTACTGCGACGCCGCCGAACCGAAGACGATTGACGAGTTGTTCCGTGCGGGGTTTAACGTTAAGCCCGCAGACAAAGATGTGTATGCAGGTATCATGAAAGTCAAGTCAATGCCGATGCACGTTACAGCGAGCAGCGTAAACTTGATTCAGGAACTGAGAAAATATAAGTGGAAGACAGACATGAACGGAAAGGTGATTGACAAGGAGCCCGTCAAGATGGATGACCACCTTGTCGATGCCATGCGTTACGCTGTGTTTTCCAAACTGAAACAACCACGACTAACCTGGGGGGTTTTATGAGCATATTTGACCGCATATTCAAACGCAAGGGATTGAACCCGCAGATGGCGTCGTATCAGATGCCGATTGCCGTTAATCAGGCACAGGTGCTGCAGGGCTTCGACGCGCAGAAATACACTGAGGCATACGAAGCCAATGCCGACGTCTACGCCATCGTGTCATTCCTCGCACGTAAGGCTGCGTCCATCCCGTGGTATGTGTACACAAAGAAGCCCGGCGCAAAGGCCAAGATGGCACTAGAGCGCTACAAACGCCTGACGCGTGGGCTGTCAAATACAGGAGCCTTGGAACGCGCCATGATCGAGCGCAAAGCCGCGTATGATGAAAACATGGTGGTCGATGACAGCGCCACGGCGCTGCTGCTGAAGAAGCCCAACGCATACCAAGGCCAAGACCAATTCTTTGAACAGCTATTCGGCATGCGGTTCTTGACGGGTGAAGGCATCATCTGGGGCAATGACGGCAACATCGACGAAGGAGAGTTCAGCGAGTTGTTCGTGATGCCCACGCAGTACATGGACATCATCGCCGACCCTGCAGACCTGTTCGGGCTGTTGGGGTGGGTGTTGCAGGCCGGCAATGGCAACATGGCACTGGCGAAAGAAGACGTGATGCAATGGCGGTCGTGGAACCCGAATTTCGACAGCAGCACCCGCATCCACTTGCGCGGTGTGTCACCGATCAAAGCCGCATGGTATAACTACACCATGGGCGCGGAAGCGCAAAAAGCGTCGGCCAAGCTGATGGCCAACGGCGGCGCAAAGGGCGCGTTAGTTCCCAAGCCCGTGGGCAATCAGATTCCCTTAGTCGATGAGAAGACCGCGGCACAGATGCAGATGGCCTTGGCCGATCGGGTGAACAACAACAACCGATACGGGCAGGTGGCGATGTTGCAGACGCCATGGGAGTTCCTGAACTTCGGCTTGACCTCTGGCGAGATGGCATTAATCGACACCATGAAGTTCAGCCTTGAGCAGTGGTGCCGGGTGTTCGGCATGCCTGTCGTGTTGTTCAGCGCTGAGAATATGGCTGACAACAACTATCAAAACGCACTGCGTGACCTTGTCACCAACACCATTGTGCCGATGTGTGCACAGCTTCGTGACGAGATGAACAAATGGCTCCTGCCACGAATGGGGGATCAAAACATGTTCATCGACTTTGACATCCAAGCCCTTCCGGAACTGCAACGCGACATTGAAAAGATGGTAAACGGCCTAAGGTCTGCCGACTGGCTCACGATGGACGAAAAGCGCATCGCGATGAACTACGAACCGAAGGGAGGGGCATACGCTACGTCCTACATCGCGCAGGGGCTGATACCTATCGAACAGGCAGCAATGGACGTTGAAGGTGGCGAAAACCTTGGGCTGCCGTGATAGCATATGAACCAACGGACGCGGAGCGATGGGAGATACATGCCAAGGTCATGGCGAAGTACCCAAAACTGCCGACAGAGCGCACCTGCATGACGGAGTTCCGCATGCGGCAGGCCGCACGGGCTGCGTACCGACAAAAGTTGATGGATGAACTACGCAGAGCGCAGACGGGCTTGGAAGGCATGGCATCGAAGGCTGCAGACCTTTGAGCGCAGATACCTTCCGCGCATTCAAAAGGCACTGAGCAATGAGGCCCAACGGTTCATCCGTGAAGCTGAGCAGGTGGGCTTTCAGACTGCATTCAAATCTTTGCGCATCATCAATGACGATTTGCTGCAGGCCATCAACTCGATGCACAAAGCGGTGGCCCGGGATTTTGGCGCGGAGGCAAACCGGGAGTTAAAAAGAGGGCAAAAGGTTAGTTTTTTCAACGCAAATTTCATCCTCAACATTACGGAGATACTGACACGCCAGGCCCTTGACCTGCTGACGTTAGTCGAGCAGACAACCAAACAGCGCATCTTGGACATACTAGTCCGTCAGACCGCACAGCAGTGGTCTTTTGCTGAGACGGCCCGGCAGATTACCCGCGAAGTGGCAAGTCCCGCCCGTGCGCTGACCATCACCCGGACGGAGTCGAACAGAGCAGCAAACCTCGCCAAACTAGAAGCGGCAAGGCTGCAGCCATTTGTGGTGACTAAGCAATGGATTAGCGTCATCGACAATCGCACAAGGAGATTCCGGGAAAAGGATGAGTTTGACCATGCCATCCTTGACGGAAGGGTGGCCGAACTTGACGAACCCTTCACACAGATAGGCAGCAAGGGCGTGCAGGCTGTCGCGCAATGCCCATGCGACCCGGCAGCACCTGCAGCATTTACTATAAATTGCAGGTGTGTTTTCGGGTTAGAGAACAAACGAGACGCGCAGGGGAGATTGATACCTAAATGACAAACGATGCCGGTTGAAAGGTGCGATAATGGCAAATACAGGATAGGTGACGGTGAATGTGTCTACACATCGGAACGTGCAGCCAATCGCGCATACCGGGCATATCTTGCCATCGAAGGCGAAAGCGCAGAGGAACACGAGAGCAAGGCGGACAGCAGCAAGGTAAGTTTTGACTTTGACGACA